TCCGGAAGTTGGTTAACAACTGAATCAGTTGATAGTCGATCCCTGGGTAGAAAGACCCATATTTCGTTTAAGAAACAGTTCAATAAAACAACTTTATTACCAAAGAGTCAACTTACAAGTGTATTCTGTATACATTATTTGCTTCTCGATATACTCACCGATTAAACCTATGAATAAATCTAAATTGTTGTGCTTTATTCCTAAATTTGTTTTTGATGCTATTATTGTATTCAGAATGTTGATGAATTGCGTGTTGTAATATATTGGTATATATTGTATTTTCCCAGCTAACCAATCTAGTAATATAACTCTATTTACGTGTCTATATTTAATTGTGAAACCATATATCACTGGATAATTATATTTGATGAATTCATTCACAGTCATTAGTTTTATTGAATCTACCCCTAATCTCTTGATCTGTGATACAAACATTGAGTAGTTGTTTATTATATCTATTTCTTGCTTATATTCACCAAAACCGTTTGACCAGTCCTTGATGTGATCTAGCCATACATTAACATCACCAGGTCTAGCATTCGGTAAATCCAGTTCAATCTTCGTATCTAACCAAGTCCTTTTTGTATCTATTGAGTATCGCTTAATTTTGAAATGTTTTTCTCTAGTCAGAGCTTTCCAAGCTTTGTTAATTCTTGAATTTACTATTGGAACATCATCTCCCATCAATATTGAAATCCTTTCACTATGTACTTTGCTATCCATTATTCTGATGTAATCTTGCTGTGATAGCTTATTGTCCGCAACCTGATTATACAATTCATTATAATTACTGTCTTTATTCCTTATTATGTGCTCTCTCCATTCTGATGATCTCATCTTGAAATGTATAGTAAGTATTTTATCTGGTTGAAACTTAATTTCTTCATTCATTATGTAAGGTATGGAATAGTTTAGTAAACCTAATCCTCCTTTAGCTATAGGTATTGACAAAGCTTCATATGGTATATTGTGTTTCCTTGCCCATATAGTACATACTACCTTTTCTATCATACTGATTCGTGTCATCTTGTCATCATAATCTGCTTGCTCTCTATATGTTGATCTACGTCTGATTGTTCGTATTGTATCGATTATAGCTTTAATTATATTCCTTGGGTCACTTGGTTCTCTGCTGTCTCCTTTTCTTTGTGATAAATTTGGTATTGACCTAGCTATATATCCATTGGCTCTATTATTGTACCATATTCTCAAGAATTCCATCTGACCTTTGTGTAGACCATATTTTCCCACACTTCCTATTATGTTCATCTTTGAATATATCACGTTCATCTGCTGTAAATAGAATGGATTTTTTGAGTATATAGCTGTATCATCTCCTCTAACATAGTATTGTGCTTGGTTTTTAACAGCTATGTGCCTGAAGAGTCCTGATGCCTGTCTAACTTTATCTAAAATACTTATTACTATTTTTGTCATTATCATATTCCAAGCATTCCCTATCATTGAAGTCCATCTTAAACCACTCATCAATCCACCCGTTATCTTTTCTTCGTATCTTGTTCCTTTATCATACCAGGATAGATATGAGTTATCAAAGTTATTTACAACTATTTTCCTTATATATTTGAATTCAAGTAGGTTTTCTGATGATACTGATTCTTGTGCATCATCAAGAACTATATTTAACATTATTTTGATATGGTTCAGTGTTATTTGATGATCAAACTGTTTGAAATCATAAGGTAAACAGAAGTATTCATCACTATTTAGCTCTAACATTCTAGCCATTCTATTGCTCATATCTATCGATGTTTCCTCTATTGTTGAAGCATACCAATCCTTGTATCTGTGATTAATGTATATATTTAGCCATGACATTTGTAGATATGTATAAAAATCGCCTATTACTACTAGTCTTAGTTTGCCTAGTTCTGGTTTAATAAA